TATCTTGATGGTGCGGATATTGGTTTTTCATCTGATCGTGAATTAGATTCTATTGAACTGGTTGCAGAGGATTATGAATATACGGACGTTCGGACAAGATTATTCCAGTAAATAATATATTTAAAGGAGAAAGATAATGGATGGACTAAAAATGAAATACTTTGTTTTAAACCCGACAAAAGATGACTCATATGGTCACGCATCAAGACAGGCAATGCGCACATATGCAAAAGAGATCTGGGCCGAGAACCCTGAATTATCAAATGATCTGTTTAGATGGGCAAGCGATGCAGAAACAGAAAAAACGGATAATAAGAAAAATGCAATCGACTCCGCTGCGCTACGCGAATGATTTTTAACATTGGCTCGAAATTTGTGCCAAATTCAACCAATAACAACGCTTCTACGGGCAAGCCGCAGAGCGAACCAAAAGGACTAAATAAATGAATGAGAAACCGGCAACAACCATGGAAATTATAGAAAAAACGCAGGAATACCTTTCTTACATTAAAGAACACGTTTTGAATGTCAGAAAGGCATGGGGTGAACTTCAAGAAAAGTGTAAAGATATGCGTTTTATGTGGGATGACTATTATTTTTTCTCAATTTCTGATGAAGTTGATTTTCACGATATCTCAAAATTATCTGAGCAAGAATTTGTACAATATCGGAAATCTTTTTATCCTACGGATACCGAGCCAAAATACGATATATCTGAAGCATGGGAACATCATAAAAATAAAAACCCACATCATTGGGAAAATTGGACATCAATAAAATGGGTAGATAACCCAACCGTTGAGGTTCACATGGTTCACATGGTCCTTGATTGGATGGCAATGGGTTATAAGTTTGGGGATACAGCACAGGAATATTATGAATCTAACAAGGACAAAATCAAGCTACCCGATTATGCCGTGAAATTCATCTATGAGATTTTTAGTCGGATAGAAAGCGGGTCACGCGCCCGCCAATAAAATAATGCACCGGACAAGCCGGTGATCATTACATTGGCTTAGACACAGGGCTGACACCCTGAGCATCGCCAATAAAATCATGAACCAGGTAAACTGGTTATAGCAAAGGACAAAAATGAAAATACTAAACTTATATGCTGGGATCGGAGGTAATAGAAAGCTTTGGGGCCCGCAAGATATTACCGCTGTAGAAATCGATCCAGATATAGCAAAAGTATATTCTGCTTTTTATCCTGATGATAAAGTTATTGTCGGTGACGCTCATGGATATCTTTTAAATCATTATTCTGAATTTGATTTTATTTGGTCTTCTCCACCTTGCCCTACTCATAGCGACATAAGAAGAATGGGAGCTATGCGAGGTCAATATTCTGCTGTTTACCCAGATATAAAATTATGGGAAGAGATAACACTTCTTAAACATTTTTCAAAGTGTAAGTGGGTGGTTGAAAACGTTATTCCATATTACGACCCAATTGTTGAACCATCTTTTAAATTAGATCGGCATTTATTTTGGGCTAATTTTCATGCAAAACCAAAAAACTTTGCAAGTCGTGAACATAATCACGAGCAAATTAATGGCGGTAATCGCATTATTTATGGATATAATATATCAAAATTTAAAATAAAAGATAAACGTAGATTGTTAAGAAATATGGTTAATCCAGAACTCGGAAAGCATATTTTTGATTGTGCAATGGGTTCAATAATAAACGTAGAACAATTGGACATATTTAGCGGCGTTGCTGGAAAATCCAGCCAATAAGCCATTGCAGCAGGCTGCGCAAGCTTGCTGCTGAATTTAATATTGGGAGGACTTTTACATGGAACAACCAAAGTTGGAAACGGTTAAGATCGCTTCATACATCTTGAATCATTATGACCGAAATAGCCATAAAGACCACCTGGTCTTGGCTAAGTACCTTGAAAAATGGGCTATTGAGTTTTGCGAACGGCCTCCCAATAATACGGTTGCAACAGACACAAAGCCCTGTTACTACTGTAGCTTTTATGACCGTAAGATAGCCTGTTGTAATCTCCCGCATTCCGTTTTTGACATTTATAAAATCAAGATTGTCATTCAGTGCCCGTCCATGGGGTATGGTGGACAAACTTCTGAAAGGAAATCATATTAATTTTTGCATAAATTGTGGTAGGGCTTTGAGCCGATGAACTGAGTCATTATTTTATCATTTGTTACTGCAGCCAGTTAAAGGATTTAACAATGAAAAATCCAATCGAAATTTGCGCGGAAATAAAAAGGGAAACAGATGCCGCTTTTTTGATTTCTGATGATGGGGACAAAGAGGTCTGGATCCCAAAATCTTTAGTGGAAACTGACCAGGACGGCGGACCAGGTGACACGATAATTTTCACTATGCCGGAATGGCTGGCAATCAAAAACGGGTTTGTTTAATTAATATGGAGCAACTTTTCAAAGATAAAGAGATCCAGGATTTTACAAAACAGCGCGCCTGGTGCTCTGATGATTTATGGAAAACCCTGTCAGGTATCCGGGAGTTTTTATTTTCCCGGCCTGAAAAAAAGATCTTGAGAAAACAAAAACCGATTAAGGTTTCCGACTGGGCAGAAAAATATCGGATCCTGACCATGTCGGTTCTGCCCGGGATCTGGCACAATGATGTGACCCCGTATTTGACCGGCATAATGGATGCAGCTGCCCTGCCTTTTGTCCGTGAAATCAATCTTTGTGCAACGCCCCAGGCTGGCAAATCCGAGGCGGTTCACAATTTTGTCGGGTATTGCATTGACCGGGCGCCGGGTCCCGTCCTGTATATTTACCCGGATGAAAAGACAGCTGTGGAAAATTCAAAGGACCGGATCCTGCCCATGATCGAGGCCGCCCCCCGGCTGCAGAAATATCTGACTGGCCAGGAAAAAGATAAGTCCTCATATCGGATTAATTTATCCCATATGAAAATATTTTTGGGCTGGGCCAGGTCGGTTTCCAGTGTTGCAAATAAACCCATAAAATATGCCATTGCCGACGAAGTGGACAAACCAGGTTTTGACCCTTCTAAAAAAGAAACCGGACCCCTGGAACTGATCGACAAACGCCTGACAACTTTCAGGCCGGTATCAAAGTTTTTTAAAATTTCCACCCCGACGCTTGAGTCCGGGAACATCTGGCAGGCGCTTAATAGCTCAGACGTGATTTTCGATTATCATGTCCATTGCCCTTTTTGCGGTATGATCCAGCTGATGGAATTCAAAGGGATCAAATGGGACGGTGGACATGAAGCAGACCCCAAAGAACTTAAAAATAAAGGTTTGGCATGGTATGAGTGCGAACACTGTCAAGGCAAATGGGATGAAAGTATCCGGGACCAGGCGGTCCGAAAAGGGGTATGGATTGCCCGGGACACAAAAATTTCAATTAACACATATCTTGAAAAATTTCGGCCGTCTGTTATCGGGTTTCATGTCCCGGCCTGGATTTCTTATTTTGTTTCATTTGGTGAGATTGCGGCGGCTTTTCTTTTGGGGCTGCATGATCCTGTCAAGGCCCAGGATTTTTATAATTCATACGAGGCCCGGCCGTATGTGTCCAGGGTCAAAACAAAAAAAGAAGATGAAATAATGGAACACATAAACGATCTACCCGGGGGTATTGTTCCGGCGGATGCTGTGGCCCTGACCTGCGGGGTGGATGTTCAAAAGGCGGGTTTCTGGTTTGTGGTCCGGGCCTGGAAAAAAGACTTGTCCAGTCACCTGGTCCAGTATGGATTTTTATCAACCTGGATGGACGTGGAAACCCTGCTTTTTCAAACCCGGTATCAGGTCGAGGGCAAAGGGGCTGGCGATAAAATGGGGATCTGGCGGACCGGGATCGACAGCGGCGGCGGCAAGTCCAGCGATGATGATTGGAGCAAGACCGAGGAAGTATATGCCTGGATCAGGACCATGGGCCGTGATAAGGCTTTTGCCATTAAAGGCGCGTCCAGGCCCCAGATCAAAAAAGTGAAACCCAGTACCATTGATAAAATGTCCCGGGGTAACAGAGTTATAAAGGGCGGCCTGGTCCTTTATTTTCTGGACGTCAACCAGTTAAAAGAACTTTTTCATTGGCGTCTGTCAAGAGAATTGGATCAGCCCCAGGCCATAACTTTAAACGCTGATACAGGGCTTGATTATGCCCGGCAGATCACGGCCGAGGTAATAGAAACCGACAGGAACGGGAAAAAATCCTGGGTCCAGATCCGGCGGGACAACCATCTTTTGGATTGTGAAAACATCGCGGCAGCCTGTGCAGATCATGAATGGGCGCCATCATTATCCTATATTTCCAAAAAAGCTACCAGGCCCCGAAAAAAACCGGCCAGTAAAACGTCCCGGGGGTTTGTCAATTCATGGAAATAAAACTGGTCTTTAAAGGGGCAAAGGAAATTTGTGCAGCTGTTGGGATCAACTGGAAAGAGATGGCATATTATGTATCGAAAAAAAATCTGCCTGCTTTTAAGATTGACGGAAAAGGGGCATGGATTGCAAGGCCGTCTGATTTAGAAACCTGGGTGGAAAAACAAAGGGATGAAAACCTGAAAAATTTATAGATTCAAGCCGTCTGATAATTCCACAGGCGCTTTTTTAAGAAAAACAAGTCTTTTTAACCCCGGTATCAAGCCGGGGTCTTTTTTTGCCTATTTAAACCCCTGTCAATAGCCCATTGCGTCCCATTGCGTCTTTTTAGTATCCTTTTTTATCCTTTTTTAATTTTCTGAAAAAACCCGGCTTATAATTTCCACAATTTTAAAAATATTAAAATTTTTATCAATACTGAAAAAAGAGGATTTAATGACCTATGTAACAGTATTAGACAAAATCCCCAGTCAATTAACGGCAGGGATTTCTGCGTCCTGGTCAGTATCTTTGTCTGATTATCCGGCGTCGGAGTCCTGGGTCATAACGTATACCCTTATCAAATCGGACAACCAGATCCAGATCGAATCAACTGCGGACGGCGATGATCATTTGATCGAAATTGCCGCCGCAACTACTGCAGCATATGACCCCGGCGAATACGAATTCCAGGCCCATATTACAAACGGGACAGAAAAATATCAGATTGACGCGGGTGTCATCGAGATCCTGACCGATTTTGCCACCCAGGACAGTGGTTATGATTACAGGTCCCATGTCAAAAAAGTCCTGGACGCTTTGGAATCTGTCATCGAGGGCCGGGCCAGCAAAACGCAATTATCCCAGAAAGTGGGCAATTTTGAAGTGCAGCACATGAGTCTTGCCGAGCAGATCAAATACCGGGACCTGTATAAAGCAAAATACAAACGGGAATTAATTGCAGCCGGGAAAATCAAATCATCAAGGGTTATAAAAATGAGGTTTGTATAATGTGGCCATTTAAGAAAAAAAGAAAAAGAAAAGTCAAGGCATACCAGGCCGCCAGTATGGGCCGATTGACAGCTGACTGGAATATCCAGCCGACGTCTGCCGATGCAGATATTATTCCTAATCTTAAAATTTTACGGGCCAGATCCCGGGACCTTTGTCAAAATAATGATTATGCAAAGCGGTTCATGAATATGCTGAAAGTCAATGTGATTGGTCACAAAGGAATTTTGCTGCAGAATAAAGCAAAGGACAACAATGGCAAGCATGACACGGTGGCAAATAAAAAGATTGAAACCGCCTGGACGGCCTGGGGCAAAAAAGGCACTTGCACCATGTGTGGTGGATACAGCTGGACAGGACTGCAGCAGGCAATTATTGAGGCTGTGGCCAAAGATGGCGAAGTCTTAATCCAGAAAGTATTGACCGGGCCTTTTGGTTTTTCCCTGCATTTGATTGAAATTGATTACCTGGACGAAAATTACACTATTCCCAGGGAACGGATCAAGGGCGGAGTCAAACGCGATAAATGGGGCAGGCCGGTTAAATATTATCTTTTGAGTGATCACCCCGGCGAATCTGCCGGGACCATGATCACAAAATCCCATGTCGAAATTTCGGCTGAAAATATTATTCATTTGTATATCAAGGAAAGACCACACCAGACCCGGGGCGTCCCCTGGATGGTAACGCCTGCATATAGATTAAAACAATTGGGCGGCATGGAAGAGGCCGAACTTGTGGCCAGTAGAATTGCAGCCAGTAAAATGGGCTTTTTTACAACCCTGCCGGACGGTGCCGGATTTGATGAAGATGAAACAGAGGAAGACGGCGCCCTGATCAGCGAGGCAGAA